CACGCGGATGATCTGGCCGGGCCGCGCCAGGGTGCCGTCGAGGCCGACCGCGAAGGTCACGCTTTCGGTTTCCAGGCGGTTGGTCAGCAATGCCCATTTGCCGATGCGCTGGGCTTGCGCCTGGGAGGTGCAGCCGGTGGCGCTGATTTCGGTTTGCTGGATGCCATAGCGCGCGATACCTTCGGCGTCGTCAACGTATTGCACCTTCTGGCGATAGAAATCCGTCGGGTCGTTCCAACTGACCAGGGCAACGGTGTAGCGGGTCTTTTTCGCCGAACCGCCGTAGATGAACTGGCCGCCGATCACGTTGGCGTTGGAGTAGGTGTACACCGGGTCTTCCGGCATATCCGCCACCGCCATCACGGAACCCGCGCCCCAATAGGCCATGCCCCGGAAGGTAGTCGCCAAGTCCTGCAGCACCTTCAGTGCATCGGCACGCACCGACAGGTACAGGTTGCAGGTGAAGCGCGGTTCGGTGCCGCCCTTGCCGTCGGACACCGGCTGGTCGCAGTACTGGCCGATGCGGTAAAGCTCCCACTTATCCACTTGGCCGGCGTTGAGCAGGTGGCCCAGGCCATAGCGTTGGTGCAATAGCAGGTCGTAGTAGATCCACGCCGGGTTGTCGGTCCAGGCCGATTTGAACGTACCGTCCCATACACCGCTGTAGGTGCGGGTTTGCGGGTCGTAGTTATTTGGCACCTTGATGATGCGCCCGCGCAGTTCGAAGGAGCGCGAGGGGATCGACTGAAATTGCGCGGCATCGAATTGCAGGCCGATCAGCGCCGAGCCCGGGTAGCGTAGCTTGGCGTCAATCACCTCGGTGGACGATTCCACGGTGGTGGTATCGGCAATCGTGCCACTGGTGGAGTTCGGCGTGATACGGCGCACGCGCAAGGTCCAGCCGACTTTCGCGGGTGGCAAGTCGACACGGTGGGAACGTTCGTACTTGGTGGTGGTTTTGCCACTGAACGCGGCGGCCAGCACCTCTGTAAATGCGCCGCCGTCGGTGGACAGGTCAATGGCGTACTGCACGGTATAACCGTTGGTGTCGCCGTTGCTGGTGTTGGTCTGCGACAGGCGCGTCACGGCCAGGCGAACCCGTACCGCCGACAGTTGCAGGTTGGAATAGGACTTGGTCCAGGGCTGATCGCTGCGCAGCTCGATCGACACCGGGCTTTCGTTTTCCACCGCCGGGAAGCCAGGTATGTGTGACTGGTCCTGGCTGCCATTGCGGGTGTCGAGGGTCACGCCACTGAAGTTGAGGCTGCCATCGGCGTTGGCCAGCGGGGTCTCGTCGAGAAACACCGAGCGCTTATCGTTTTTCAAACCGACAATCTCGCCTTCGCTGACGAGATCGAGGATACGGGCATAGGCCGTACTTTGCAGGCTGTCTGGCGCCTCCACGGAGGGACGGGGCTTGGACGCGCCGCCTTTGCTGCCAGCGAGAGTGAAGTCAGTCATGGCTTTCCTTCAGGCGAAATAAAACCCGCACTCGGCGGGTTGGTTGAAAAGGAGGACGGTTAGAGTTGGTCCTGGGCGTAGATGCCGGCACTGATCACAGCACTGCCGACGACCAACTCGCCGTAGAGCAGCCCTACCGGATTGCCCTGGGCGTTGGTATTGACCGGGCCATTGAAGCTGTAGCTCGGGCGATTGTTGGGGCTATCCTGGGCGCCAAGCCCTTTGGGGGGAGGTGACAACATCTGCATGACGCCCCCCATCGCCATGGACGCACCTGCCATCATCATCATGCTGGCCGCCGGGCCAGTGAGAAAGCCAAACGGGTTGTAATACGCCACCGCGATTAATACCGCGCCGATAATGGTCTGTAGCCCCCCGGCCCGCTTGGAGCCGGTCAACACTGGCGCGATACGAATCACGTCCTTGCCAAGAGGCTTTTGAATATCGTCTTCGCTAATGTTGCGTTTGCCGTTGAATACCGCAAAGCGCAAACCTTTATCAGCGCTCTGCAGCATGTAACGTTCAAAACCGGGAAACTGTTTGAAGTAGCCCATCACGTCCTTGAAACCACCCGAGGTGGTCACACGATGCTCTCGACCGAAAAGCCTGGCGAGCGAGCCTGATAGCAGGACGGTTCGCATCATATTTTGTTCTACTGCCAATTCCATGAGCACTCTCCTGGTCATCTTCGCGACGTTGGCTAGAGTTGGTCCTGCGCATAGATACCCGCGCTGACCACCTCACTGCCCACCGTCAGTTCGCCATACAACAGGCCTACCGGGCTACCCTGGATGCTGGTGTTCACCGGGCCATTGAAGCTGTAGCTGGGGCGATTATCCGGGCGGTCCATGGTGCCCAGGCCCTTGGGCATGGGCGACATCAGCTGCGCGACGCCACCCATGGCCATGGAAATCCCCATGCTCGCGGCAAAGGTCCAGCCGGTGGCGGATGAAGCACCGATCAGGGTAGAGGAACTTCCCGATGCCAGACCGCCAGAGAAGTACGACGCCGCCACAATCAGCGCAACGCCAATAATGGTTTGCATCGACCCTGCGCGCTTACTGCCCACCAGTACCGGTGCGATACGGATATCCGCAGCGCCTGGAGGTGCCTTGAGGCGATCCTGACCAATATTGTCCCGGCCCAGGAAGATCGAATACGTCACGCCCCGGTCCTTGGATTCCATCAAGAAACGCTCGAACCCTGGCACCAGAATGCACAGCGCATGGATAGCTTCCGAGGCATTGCTCACCGCCAGTCGATGCACGCGCCCGAAGCTCGCGCCCAGGCTGCCGTAGAGGCGCACCGTCCTGACTTTTTCATGATGCATGGCATCCTCCCGGCGAATGATCCGCCGATGTGGTTAATGTTTGGCCCGCAGGCCGTGTCGCCAATAGCTCACCGTCACCTCGCCCCAATAGCCGCCGTAGGTGTCGCGCTTGCTGTCGCGGCCATACAGGTGGTGCAGGATCGAACCTGGCGCGGGGTAATGTTCGGGTTCACTTTGCAGCACGCCATTGGCCAGGTAGATCGCGGCATGGTTGGGCACTGGCGAGCGGATCTGCATGAGCACGATATCGCCCTGTTGCAGTTGGCTGACCTGCACGAAGCCAGCGGCCGGCAGGTTGTCCAGGTAGAGGTTGCCGCCGTTGTCCCACCAACCGTCTTCACGCTGATAGTCACCCAGCTCGATACCCAGCTCGCGGCGGTAGTAGTCAAGGATAATGCTCAGGCAGTCATGCACGCCGTGGGCGAAGGCACGACCGATCAGGGGCGCCTGGTAACCGTTTGGCGTGCAACCGGCCCATTCTCCGGTGCGTACCTGCCCGTCGTCGCCTTTGTGTACTTCAACGATGTGCCAGGGCAACCCGGAGGCTTCGCACGCCACACGGTCTGCTTCACTGGGTGTCGCCGGACAATCCGGATGGCTGTGCACTACTGCGAGGATCTCGCCCCGCTCTTCGGCGGCGGCGTAATCCTCGGGCGCCAGACGAAAATGTTCGCTGGGCGTGCTCGCCGTATTTCGACACGGCACATACACACGCTTGCGCCCTTCACGAATCAGCAGGCCGCAGCACTCATGGGGATACGCGGCCACGGCGTGCCGGGTAATCGCCGCCAGGTTGGTCTTGTTCATGCTCAGCTCCGCAACAGTCCGGCTGCCGGGAATGAGCCGTAGGGCAGTGGGTTGTTTTCGCCGAAACGCAGCTTGCAGCTGGTCAGCCGCCCACCGCATTTATCCTTGGCCGCGTCGGTGACGATCACATCATTGGCATCCGCCACCGGGCCGCCGTTATAGCCGCAATAAGGGCCGCGGTAACCACCGCAACTGAGCCACCAACACACGTTGGCGACGATCTGCCGACGTGGTAGCTGCACGCCGTTGAAGTCCAGCGCGCTGGCCAGTTCAAACTTCACCGTCTCGCTGCTTTCGGCGACTTTGCGCTCGACGTACCAGATGTCCGGCGGCAGTTCCTCTTCAGGGTCGGCTTCGGGCTGGCCGTCGAGGTACTTGGCCAAGGTACGATGGCGGATCAGCCGCGCGCCTACCAGATCCTCGAAATACAGCACCAGCGCCGTGATGAAACCGCCGACGTTACCTACGGCCAGCGTCGGCGTCGGTTGGGTGCCCTGCCCCGACATTTCAAAGCCTTCGGCCTGGATCGGCCAAGGTGAATATTCGTGGCCCTGCCAGAAGATCGATGATTCCTGGGGGTAACCGTGAAACCGGTACAGCTCGGCGCCCAAAGGGGTGGCATCGAGTTCGAAAAGCTCCACCCAGGCCCCGGGCTCCAGGGTCTGGATATCTGCGGTGATAGACATATGTTTCTCCGGGCAAAGAAAACCCCGCACTGTGGCGTAATGCCGTTCAGTTAAGGCTTTTTGTAGGAGCGAGCTTGCTCGCGAAAAACTCACAGGCGCCGCGTTCATTCAGGAAGCAC